TATTCATGTCTATGAAGTTGTGAAAATCTTCAGGATCGTAATCGAAGATATTTGTATTTAGTGGTTTTTGTATCATTAATAAATAGGATTTTATTTTATAAAACTAGATTAGTGCCGTATTTGAACTTTATTGGATACTTACCTTTCTGATTCATTATCTTTTCTAACGATTCTAACGTTTCTTTTCCGTCTTCTTTATCGAAATCGAACACTACGGCATCGTACGTATAGAGTGCTAACTTGCTTTTTTTATTTTTAAGAAACATTAGTACATCTCTTAATATAGTAATATTTCTTGAGGTTTCCAAGCTCTGCATCATGTAGTTCATAAGTTTCTGAGGATGCATATCTTTAAGTTCTTGAGTAAACCTTCTGCCTGAGATTGGATCTTCCACATATCCCTGTTCTTGAAACTGCTTCCATAGATTATTTATGTAGTTTTGTATTTTTTCAAATACCTCCAGAAATGCATACTCAGGAGGAATCTTTCCATAAATGGCATGAAAGTTAATTTGTTTTGCTTTTACATACTCATCCTCAGCTATTTCATCTTTTCCAAAATAAAGTCTTGCCAATTGAATATGTGCTGACTCATCTGTTAGTTCGTATCCTATCTGTTCACATAAAAGCCTTAAGTGATAGCCGTCGAAATCCATCTCTACAAACACATCGTTTTGAGGTATTATAGCTTTTCTAAACTCAGGGGCTTTTGGTATTGCTGCAAAGTTTACAGAATTAAAAGCATTTGTTGGACGAGATGTACTATTATAGAGATTATATGAAGTATATATGATACTGTCTTGTATACTAAAATTAGGATTGTTTGGTTTAAATAAATCTAAAAAAGCTTGATAGGTTACACGTAATCCTGACTGTTCAATTAAGTAAAATATATTTGTCGCAGTTTTATTATAAAAGTCAAATCCATTTGGTATATCGTACTGTATCAGATTTTCTAAAGCCTTATAATTTTCTTCACATTTTTCAAATAGTTTTGTAAGAGGTACTAGTGCATTTATGTCTCTGAACTCTGGAAGTCTATTATAAAACCAGTTATAAGTTGAATTAAGTCTTGGAAGATCGAACCTATCATACTTTGTCATAGCATATAGTAGTGATAAGTCTATAATATCCGTTAATACAAAGTGATACAACAAGTCTTTTTTATTGTAGGTATAAAGGGTTGTATAACTTTTTAAAACATCGTAGATACGGTTTTTATCTACATTGAGTCCCTCATCATGTTGAACCGGAATAATATAACCTTCCGGATGATTTATAGGATGTATATAGACTGCAACAGTGTAGGTTAAATGGGGATGATAGTTATCATTAGAAGAAATAACTTCAACATATCCTCCTTTATCTCCTAAACTTTTAAGTAATTCAATCTGTTCGTCAGTCTCTATTATATAAAACATTTGCTATAACCTTTTCTTTAATATAATAAAAAAAGCTTGTAAAAACAAGCTTTAATTTTATTTTATAATTCCTGCAAGTTTTTGCATTCGTAGAATCTGTTCGCTAAGTTGCTCTCCTAGTTTCTTATTATCTATTTGTATAATTTTTGAAATAGCTTTCCAAGTTTCGTTTCCTTTACCATCGTCTACTAGTACAGTTTTATTACTCGGATGCTTTCTTATGCTGTAATATGTCTTGGTATCTTCTGCAAATCTTAATCTGTTGCCTTTTCCTATGTCTTCTGGTTTTATCATAATGTTACTGTTTTGTATCAAAGTTAGCTTTTCGTGAATTATCTAAGACTGTATCAGCGTCAGTTACCGTCTGCGTCTGAGTTATTGAATTAGCTTTTTGAGTTAATGCTAAATCCTCTACTAAGTATGAGTAATCAGTTATAAACGTACTTATTCCTTTCATTTCCGACTCTAAAGCTTTTATTGCTTTCTCATTCTTGGTAGATGCTCCCTCGTATAAATAAGTTCCGTAGGTTAAATCTTCTGCAGGACCTGCTATTATCCAATCTACTTCCGAGAAATTTTGATTGGACATCTCCTGTTTTGCTTGAGTAAAAGTACTCTTATCAGTTTCGGATATTTTTCCAGTTGTCTTATCTTGTATAAAATATCGTTTTGTCTTTCCGTTTTGTTTCTCTATATCGCTAATTACTTTACTAGCCAATCCTGCCGCTAGAGCAATTAATGTCGACTTAAGCCCTGTAGTTAGTTTACTTTTATTGACTGCATCTACTTTTATTAATCTTACATTGTCCTTACTAGGACCTTTTCCTGAATAGTACCTACCTTTATTGTCCTCAATATAGTATCCTCTGTAGTTCTCTTTAGTAACTTCCTCTATAAAAGAGAATCCTCCTGTATATTTTGCTTTTTTGTATGATCCTTCTGCTAAGTACATATCTTATCCTATTTTTAAGTTAAGCTGAAAATATTGAACTACCTACTATAACTCCTCCTCTTTTGAATAATGTATCTCTGAAACCTGAGTTAGTACCTTTTCCGTAGGCAGCTAATATATTTGAAGTAAAGTATATAATATTTTTAGAAACTTTAGGTAGTAATTTTTCTGCTGCTCCGTAGATACTTTGCTTATTAGATGTATCTGGTCCATTTACATAGTTTGAACTAGGTTGATTTCCGTTAGCTGACGTTCCTGTTACAGCTTGAAATTGAGATTTAGATGTAAGTACACTTGTAACTGTACTTCCCCAGTTACCCGATCTAACTCTATTTAGGATAGTTGCCATTACGTAAGCTCGTTCCGTTTGATTTCTTCCAGCTTCAGCGAATGTAGCTGAAACTAGCTGACTCCATTCTGTATCTGTCATAGACTTTTCTAAATACGTCTCTGCTACTTTTTTAGCTTCATTAGAAGTTGCTACAAAATTAGTTTGTCCCGTATTTGAGTTTAGTCCTCTTAATACCTTCTCTCTACCCTTACTTGATGGTTTTTTTAATCCTCCTGCTAGCGTAATAGTTTGTGCTTTAAGTATAGTTATCCACCTGTTATTCGCTATCTTATGATTGACTCCAGTAACTATAAATCCGATAACTCCATTATACTTTCTTGGCATAATATCTTCGTTTATCTTAAAAGCTTCTCCTATCTTTATCCCTGAAATCCCATCCATCTCGATACCTACTTCAAAAGGAACGATACCTGCTGGACCTGCTTTTCCTGGAGATTCATTGTCAAAGGTATTTAGGTACGTTTTTGCATACTGTGAATAATTTCTCTGAGCTTCATCTAATTTTTTTATATTAAACTGTCGTTTACTGTAAAAATCTTCTAGAAATTTTTCATAGATAGTAAGTCTCTCCAGTTGCTGTCTATCTATCTTTACTTGAGCTGTTTCAACTTCTTGAGCATCGTTATCTACTGTCTTTTTACTTATTACCCTATCTGATAGTCCCTCATTCCATCGTAGCAATGCCGAAGCATCTATTCCAACATCAGTACCTCCGGCTTGTGCCGAGATAGCGATCATAGTAGTTAACGCAGGAGATAGTTTAGTTGTAAAGTCAAACTTTGTTACCGAAGTATTTAATCCTGTTACATAAAGCGTCTTTAAGTCGTCGGATTCTATATTAACTTGTCTATCTACAATAAAGTACGTTGATATTGATTCATCATAATGTAATGCTAATTCATTTATCTCTCCTAATGCCATATTAACTCTACCCAAGATATTGTCAAAAATAGCAAATAAGTTTCTATCTTCTGCTGGTCTTGCTATAAGTTCCTCTAATATACCTAATATCATATCTGTATTTAAAAGTATATTAAGTATCTCATTTGGCGATCCTTCTGGAATTATACTTTTAAATTTGTTGTAAGTATCTGGTATAAATGTATAAAGATAGCTGTTATTTGGCGATAGTATTAAACATGTAGATGGGTCGATTGATTCATGATACTTAAAAGTTTTGTACTTTGCACTAGGTATCGTCGTATTAGGGTCATTAGAAGGTCTAATTTTTGTATTTATCTGAGCTAATGGCTTACCTGTCTGATCTACTAAATTTAATGCGTTTATTATTTGACAGAAGTTTTGTAATGTTATATAGGTAAAAGTTAAATTCTGCGTATCTTTTTGATTTCCTATATCCACTCCACCTAGAGAGGTAAATCCTCTAATATTACTAATACCATTAACTTTAGTAAGTCTTGTAGCAAAGTCAGGATACTGCTTAGTTATTTGTTGCCAGGCGTCTGCCTGTGTCCAGTTCTTAATAAGAGTCATAACTCCCTGTAAAACCGTTGCTTGTGGATTTTCATCCTTAGTTGTAGCCGTTTTATCTGTAGTTGTATGTGAACTAACATCTAAAAGTACTTGAAGAGACTCTATAAGTTCTCCAATAGATATTAAAGTCGTAGTACAATCATAACCTCCGTCTGCACGAAAGCTCCATGAGAAGTTTTTAACAAATCCTAATATAGCATCGTAGTTATATCCGCTACTCTTTTTCAACTTAGTTATTTCGTCATATATCTTATCTTTAGATATTGACTTACCGTCAAAAAAGTTTTCAACCGTTTCTACATGTCTATCATAAGGAGGTAATCCATTTTTAGTGTATATACTATGTCCCCATTCTAAGAGTGCAGTAAATCCAGGTCTCATATAGAGAAGTTCTAGATCTGTTAATTGCTGTACACTCCAACAAGTAAATGTAACTGTAGCTTCTTTAAGTACTCCAAATCTATTAATAGATCTTACATCAACTCCTGTTATACCTGGCATGGGCCTAAATCCTACAGTTTCTGTATAGTTACTATAACTGTCTGTTCCATGTCTGTTGTACTGTCCAGCTACAAGTATATACTCTTTGGCAAGTTTATTACTTCCCTCAACATTAACTCCAGAACTTAACTTAGCCCAACCTACTTTTGAATTAATGTATAAAAGATCTTCGTCAGTTCGATTATGTTTGGACATAATCTTCTTTCTTAATTCTAATTGACGAAGTACATCATGACTTAACGGTCCTCCTATAACTTTTTGTTCTGCCATTTTATCTATTAGCTTGTCTATAATTTATTAAGATAGTCTCTAAATTACCTGGTATTCTTAATTGAATTCCCTGCTCTACTACTAAAGATGCTTGTTGCGAATTATTTGCAGAAGCGATTATCCACCACAAACTACTATCGCTATAAAACTGTTGTGCTAATTTATCATAACGATCTCCTACTGTTGTTATTACGTAATAATCTTTATCGCTTCTAGGAATATCTGGATAGGCAGTTGTAGTTAAGTAGGTTATTCCTTCGCTTGTCTTAATTCTCTGTATACTATCGTATCTATTCATTATGTAGTAGTTTTATTTGGTTGGTGCTAAAGCTCCATCTGTTGGACTTGGTACCAACGTATCTATCGTAGTTATAAAAGGTGCTATTTTATCCTGTTTATCATCATTAACTCCTGTTGTGATATAGTTACTATATCCTGCCTGCGGGGTAAATGGATGTATTGGTGTAAACTCTATATTACAATCTAAAACCATAGGAAGTTCTTGCATAGTTACATCACCTTGTCCTTCTGGTTCCGTTACTGCTATTTCCCACGGATAATCCGTATTCCAGGCATAGGTTACACTATTCAAAATTCCTGGAAGTTCATATACATAGTCTCCAACTGTTAATTTTGCTATAGTACCTCTCATAAACTGTCCTTTACCTCCATAGGTAGGTGATGTCGCAGAAGCTAAGTATATCATCTTTTGATAAAGTGGTTTCATCTCCTCTCTAGTAGAGGCTGCTATTTTAAAAGATAAGGAAATTTTTCTTTGGAATCCACTGTAGGTATAAAAAGTTTCACCTCTACCTAAATACTTTATATCATTCCAAGTTCCGTTATAGTTATCTGAAAATGTTTCCAAATAAGCTCTAAAATATAATATAAAAGTTTTTTCCGGAGTTACTACATGAAATCTGAACTTAATAAAGTCTCTACCTTCTTTTGTTCCGTCTACCTTTGCAGTCTGTACACGAAGTGCATTTATGCCATCAATATTTGATCCATCTGCAGAACCTGACCAGTAAACGTTTGCAGTTTTAAACTCGTCCGTTCTACCTCCTTGATCTCCTAAATTTACTCTAACTTCTTTTCTTATACTGCCGTTTACGGTATT